AAAAAGATTGTGCAAGTTTTCATCCCCGGCGAGATGAAAAGTTCACAATGTTTTTTTGCGGCACTTGACGGCCTGATTTTTCAATTTTACATTAAATACTTTTCGCCAGAAAAGTTACCCGCAAGGGAAACCATATGATGATTCGCCGATGGCGCACAGGAGGAAAGCGCAGTAACGGAAGGCAGTGCAGCTTAACATCAAGCCCCCGTCCAACGCATTAAAAGATCCTCGCGGGGATCACCACGCACAAACACGTCCAACGTCCTAAGTAAAAAACCCACCGGCATAAGAATAACTACTGCCGGTGGATTTTATCGTAATACTCGAACCGCCTTTTTTTCTGGAGCTTAGGGCGGTAGTAATATTCAATCAGGTCTTTAAGATGCTCCTTAACCGGAATCCCGATCTTTTCGGCGTCTTCCTTGATGAACTCGTATATCTCTTTGTCTATGCTTACAAGTTTATGCACTACTTTAACATCTCCTGTATAATTCTCATCTTTGTCCATAATATCTTTCAGAAGAAGAGAAACATATTTTCTTTTGGTTAGATTATTGTTTTTGGAATTGTATTTAATATACTTGTAAACTTTGGTTGGGATAAATAGGTAAAGGCCTACATGTTTACCTGTAATATATAAAGGAAAGATAAGCATTAATATAAGTATGATAATAGTGAGGTTCATAAAACACCGTTAAACTATTGCTTGGAGAATTCAATATATTTTTTAAGCATAAGACGTATCTGATTAGAGACGGTACGGTCGTTAATATTAGCAAGATTCTTGATTTCTTCGTAAAGCCAAACAGGCAGTTTAAGACTTATCTGAAATATATCTTCTTTATCATTAGGCATATTAAACACCCCTAAAGAAAATACTAACAAATATAAAAATATTTGTCAAATTATATTGACATATTATGTAATACAAGGTATTATGATAAATAATATAAAACATCACAAAGTAATATTAAAAAGGTGATATAAAATGATACGGAAACCGCACACAAAATGCATAAGGCTGACGGATGAAATATATGAGGAAATAATAAAGCATGACGGGCGAACATTCAGCGAAAAGCTATCAATGCTGGTTGAAGAATATGCATTAAAAAAGGATAGGCTTGAAGATGAAATAAAAAAGATGAGCGAAGAAAAGAGAGAGATAAGAGGAAAGATAATAAAGTATGCGCTAAAGCTAAGAAAAATGAAGATAATAGAGGGATACATAAACAGGGCGGAAAGGGAGATAATCGAGGAAAACAACGAGGAAATATACATGGCAATAAGCGAAGCGAATAAACTTGAGCTGCTGAAAGAAGCAAGGCAGCCTGTTTAAATAAAAGGAAAGGAGGAAAAACAAGTGGAAGCATTGGTTGTAGGGATTAAAAAGCTGGATTTCAAAACGGACGGCGGGGAACAGGTAAAAAGAACTATATGGTATCTAAACCTCGAGGAAGAAAACGTGGAAGGCTACGCGATCGATCAGACATCATGGAACGAGATAACTGACGGGAAACCTCCTGCAATTGCGGTAGGGGAATTAGTAGAAGTGAATTACAACAAGCGCGGAAAGCTGATGATGGCAAAGAAGAAATAGGAATAAAGGCTGTGCGAAAGCATGGCCTTTAAATAAAGGGCGGAACATGAAAAAGACGGCTATAGCAGTAACCATACTGATAATAATACTGACAGCGCTGACAGCGATGCAGGAACCTGCTGAAGCGTACCCGATAGTATGCGTACAGTGCGGCTATGACATAAGCGACTGCATATGTTTAGGGATACCGAAAATATGCAGCATATGCGGGCTGAACGCGCTGCAGTGCACATGCATAACACTGCCGCTGATATGCGACATATGCGGGCAAAGCATAAAGAACTGCATATGCCTGGGAAAGCCGTTAACATGCGCGGTATGCGGGCTTAACGTGCTGCAGTGCACATGCACGACGCAGCCGGCAACATGCAGCATATGCGGGGAGTATTTAAGGGACTGCACATGCCTGACATGGCCAAGGACGTGCGCAATATGCGGGCTGAACATAAGGCAGTGCGTATGCATCACAATACCAGAAATATGCGCTGAATGCGGATATGAGGAATGCATATGCGAAGACGAAGAAGAGGAAACGGCAACGGATCTAAAAGCGATAGAAGAAAAGCTTGACACGCTGATAATGGCAATGGGAATATCGATAGGAGCGGCAATAGGGGGGGCATTCTTAAGCCAGTGGAAACCGGGGGTATGACATGGAAATGCTGATAGCGAGCATAAGCGCAGGGTTCGGAATAACGGTGCTGATAGGGCTGATGATATGGGGGATAACGGCGGCGATAAGAATATTCTGGGAAGCGACAAAAAAATGATGTGAACTTTGGCCAAAAGTAACATAAATAAGCGGCGAAAGCGGCAAAGAAAGGGGGGACAGGGAATGAAGAAGAAAATAGCGGTAATGATAGCAATAGTATTGACCATGGGGATGACGTTAGGCATAACGGCAATGGCGAACACAGCGACGACAACAGAGCTGATGGGCGAGGCATTTACAGGAGTGTCGAACGACATAATCGGGGTAATACTAATAGTGCTGCCGATAGCACTGGGGATACTGGCGCTGGTAATGGCTATCAGGTTCGGGATAAGGTTCTTCAAGAACATGACACAAGGCGCAGGATAATAAAAAAGGGAGGGGAAACCCTCCCGAATTAAAAGGAAACAGCTGTGAGTTATGCAAAAAAAATAAAGGCCTACATACTGGCCTGCGTAATAATAGCATTAAATACAATAACCCCGGCGGCAAGAGCGGATGAACCGGAGCCGACACCGACGCCGGAGCCGCCGCCGTATGTAGGAGGGGGCGTAACGGTGGTGCCGCCGATGATACCGGAGGTCACGATAGCGATAGACGAGAACCTGACGGAAGAAGCGATAAGACGGCACCTGCAGGAGATAGAGAACTTCAGGAAGCAACAGGCACTGGGAAGAAAAGCGGCATCGTACCCGGCAGGATCACCTCAGAGACAGGCGGCGCAGCAGATACAGCAGAACATAAACAGGCAGTACACGACGCAGCAGCTGGAAACACTGGCAGCAAACCAAACGCTGCTGCAGCTTGCAGGCGTGGGGCTGTCGTTAGTAGACTGGGGGGCTATATGGGATGCAGTGTTCGATAACGAGGAATTAATGCAAGAATACATAAATACGGGAAACCTGATAGACGATGTAATAGTAAACTTTACACTAATAGGTCCGATGTACAATGAAATGCTAAGTGCGGCGCGGGCAAGGACTGAAATAACAGGGCCACTACCGGCGGATCAGTTCTTGCAAAGCGTATGGAGGGACATTAATTATATAGTGGAGCTATACCCGGAGGGACTCGAAGCGCTGAACAGGTGGATGAAAGAAACGTTCGGCGAGACTGAAGGCCCTCAGACGCTGCCGGAAATAGATATAATAATGACGGGGATATGGAAAAACGCAAGGGTGGAACAAGTATACAGCGACAGAATAGATTACAGCTTACCTTACGGTATAGAATTTGATTATTTTCATTGGCGCGCAGGATGGCAGAATATGAGTATATGGGTACCAGAGGGAGTGCACAGGCTGCAGGTGAGAATATACGATAGTCAATTGATGATAAAACAGGGGCAATTCTGGAGAAATAATAGTTGGCAAAATTATGGTGCAACATATGATAACAGAACATGGTTCAGTATATATAACGAATACTGGACGGTAGGGCAAAAAAGCGTAAATATGGCAATACACGGATCGAATAACAGATCATACCCGTCGCCAACGACATGGTGGGGCATACCGATACAGGACATAAACAACCAGACAGGGCATGTGGAGCGGTTCATAGACTTCATGAAAACGCCTGACGCGGAGGAAAGGCGGGTCCCGGTGCCGCTGCCAAACCCAGACCTGAGCTACAGGGATCAGCTTGAGGACTACATAGACAGGCTCGGGCCGGTGATAATACCTCACCTAGACCCAGATCTTGACCTGGACCCGGGGACAGAGCCGGGGGACGGGGACCCGGGAACGGAACCGACGACGCCGCCGACACACCCGCCGGGACAGAACGCGCCGCCGGCAAGCTTCGCGATGTTCCCGTTCTGCATACCATGGGACGTACATGCCGCATTCAGGGCAATGTCTGCGACACCGGCAGAGCCAAGGTTTGAGATAAACATATTCCCGCAGGATATGCAGGCAAGATACGGAATGACATTATCGCCGATAATAATAGATTTCACGCATTTCAACACGGTAAGGGTAATAACAAGGAACCTGATGCTTGCGCTGTTTGTGATAGGGATGATAACGGTGACAAGAAGATACATATGGACAGGAGGCGGTTAAATGATATCGTTTACAACAGAAGGCGAGCTGCTGCCTGTAGGGGAATGGACGCAGCAGGGCCAGGAAGCGATAGAAATAGGCTGGGGATGCCCGCTGCACGGGCCGATACAGAACATAAGCTCCGGAGTGGGGAACCAGGTACTGGGATGGGTTAACTATTTCCTGCCGATAAGCGAAATGGCGGCCATGCTGGTAGCATGGACGATAGCGATAGGGCTGTACTATGCCGGAAGCGTAGTGCTGAGATGGCTGAAGGTGGTATCATGATCGAACTGTACAGCGGAACGCCCGGAAGCGGCAAAAGCCTGAACCTCGCAAGGACGATGCTGTTCTCGCTGAGGACGCAGAAAAGGAACGTGATAACGAACACGCCGATAAACATGGAAATGGTAAACAAAAACGGAAAAATAAGGACAGGGGAATATATATACAAGAAGAACGACGAACTTACGGTGGATTTTTTAATAGATTACGCAAGGAGCAAGCATAAGGCAGGCCGGGAAGGCCAGACGCTGATAGTGATAGACGAATGCGCGATAATGTTCAACAGCCGGGAATACGGGCAGTTTGACCGTAAAGCGTGGATAAATTTCTTCATGACACACAGGCATTTCGGCTATGACGTGATACTCGTCAGCCAGCACGACAGGCTGATAGACAGGCAGATAAGGGCGTTCATCGAGTACAACGTAGTGCACAGGAAAGCAAATAACTTCCGGACGATCGGAATGATAATAACAATATTAAGGATAAAACTTTTCGTGGCGGTACGAATGTGGTATGCAATAAGGCTTAAATGCGACGCTACAATGTTTATATACAGAAAAAAATACTCAAACCTGTATGACACAATGATGTTATTCGGGGAACACGGCCACGGAAACAGAATAACAGCGGAAAACGAGGAAGAACAAGGGACGAGCGCAGACGGCGGAGACGATCCGGAAGAAGCCCCGGCCGGGGGAATGAGCGCAGCGAAAGGGGGACCCGGCCGGGGATGCGGAGGAGCGGCGGAGCAAGTCAGCGTAAGGGACATGGTGATGAGGAGACTGGAAAATGTAATACATGGAAAAAAGCCGGAAGATCCGATCGGGCGCGTCGACAAAAGCAACGTAATACAAAAGAGGATAGGAAAAAATTACAGGCTTGCAGCAGCGCCGCATATATATGAAAAGCACGCAAAACAGAAAATAACGATGTACAAAGGCGGAAAAAGAAAGCTGTATTTGAAGATGGGTGACGAAATGGCAGAAATAATAAAAGAAAGCGGAATAGGGGAATTTGATTTGATAACATCTGTGCCGATGACGGAAAACAAAAGATCACAGAGGGGATACGATCAATCGAAGCTGCTGGCAATGAGGATATCCGAGATAACAGGGATAGAGTACAGGGAAACGATGCAAAAAAATGAAACGGAACAGCAGAAGACATTAACGCTTAAAGAAAGACAGAAAAACGTAAAAGGCGCATACAAAGCGATTAAAGAAATAGATCTGAAAGGCAAGACAGTAGTGCTTGTGGATGACGTGATAAAGACAGGAAGCACGGTTGAGGAATGCAGCAGGGAAATGCTGAAAGACGGTGCGTACAAAGTATACTGTATTGCATATGCAATAGGCAAAATGAGTTAAAAGGAACGAAGCCCCCCCGCGCTAACAGGGGGGTAGAACGTACAAAGGGGGATTTATCATGGCTGAAGATAAGTCTGTGATAATATACGACTGGGTGTCGATATCATTCAAAAAGCACAAGCCTGCTGATATAATAAACCTGCTGGGCCTAGAATCGCTGAGCTTTCAAGAAATAAAAGGCGCTCACGGCTACCGTGACAGGTTTTACTGCGACTGCATATCAATACATTACAACGGACGTGAGGATATGGGCACATGGCTTGAAATGTCGGGTAAAGGTTGCAGGGTATTCGAGAAGTTCGGAAACGGCGATTATGACAGGCTCTTAGGGATGTGCATGATCCCTGACAATAAAATGAATCTGACAAGGCTTGACATAGCGTTTGATGATTATGACGGGCTGCTGGATATAGACAGGATATGCGACGACACTAAAGACGGCAACGTTGTAACAAGATTCCATGAAACTTCGTGGAGCGTTTTTTACACCGGAAAAGGAAACAGCGTATTGCTCGGGAGCAGAAAGAGCGAAATATTGATAAGGATATACGACAAAGCTGCCGAACAGGGAATAAAAGATAAGCACTGGATAAGGACGGAACTGCAGCTCCGTAATGACAGGGCATACGGTTTTGTCAAGGCCGCTGATACTGTCAGGGGCATCGGCGATAGATTCCGGGCGGTGTTAAGCAATTACGTTAGGTATGTAGTACCGGGAGAAGACAGCAATAAAAGACGGTGGGAAATTACGGAATACTGGGATGATCTGCTGCAGGCAGCGAAAGCGATATCAATATACCATAAGCCGGAAATTGAACTGACGTATGAAAAACTGGAAAATTATGTGGTAAGGCAATGCGGAAACGCTATAGCGGCATATATAAAGCTGAGGGACATAACAGGTTTTGTCGAAGAGATAAACGGCAGAAACATAAAGCCGAACCCAAAATATGATGACCTGGTTAAAAAGATGATGATAGAGCCGGCTCCGAGGGTTGCAACACCGGAGGATCAGTACAACGACGGATACGAAGAGGTAATGTACAAGGTGTTCGGCGATTACGACGAGCGGCCGTTTTGGAGCCTAAGGGAGCATGAAGAATGGGAAAAGAACATAGGAAAGAAAGAATATAAGATAGTCCGGGATCTGTCGGGCAAAAGATGGCTGAAATGCGAGGAATGCGGGTTTATAAAACGGGAGAACGAATGCAGTCGCCTGGGATCGGAGCTTGGCGTAAACTACGGGCTGTGTAGAGATTGCGAAGCGGAAAAACGCCTTCCACGGATTGAACAAAAACTTTATTTTGTTCATCTATGTGTTGACATTGCATTACAGTGA